AGGATTTGCTATGAATAATAATATTATTGTAGCAGTAGGAAATGGTAAAAATAATATAGCATATTCAATTGATCATGGTTTAAATTGGATTAATATAAATGGTGTTTTTAGTAAAAAATATAAAGTTAAAAATGTTTCATGGGTAGGTAATTATTTTATAGCATGTTCTAACGAACCTGATAATTTTATGCAATATTCATATAATGGTATCGATTGGTTTAGAATTAGTAATTATAATGGATCATTTATTACTCAAATTAATACTGTAGCTAGTAATATTTCATATTTAAATAAATATGAAAATTTTAATTTAGATATTTCTCTAGATAATTTACGAGTAGACAAAAATTTAGAGACAAATAATATTATTTCTAAAAATTTAAATATTCTATCTCAAGAAGGTAAAATAAATACACAAGCAAAATTAGATATAAGTTTAATATCTTTAAATGGTTCTATTAATTTAATGAGTAATAATAATCTGTATATTGAATCTAATGATAAAATAATTATAGAATCAAATGATAAAACAATTATAAAATCAAACGAATCGAATATAACAGAAATAATACCAGGATTAATAGTTGATAATATACTAATAAAAGATAATTCTATTATGGAAAAAAATGGTAATGAATTACATTTAAAATCTTTAAATGATAATGTAGTAATTACATCTTTATCTGGTACTATTAAAATAAATCCTTCTCTAGAAATAGCAAGTTTAAATATATCTGATAATACTATTTTATCAAATAATAAAGATTTTAATATTATAGGAAAATATAATTTAAATATAGTATCTAAAGATGAATTAAAATTTACTTCAGCTGGTAAAATTAATTTTGAATCTAATAATAAATCCAATAATATTATTGATTTCGGAGGAGCAACCTTACAAAATATAGATAAAATATTACTAGATAAAACACACGATTTTATTTTACCAAAAGGAATTATTACAATGTGGAGTGGTTCTGATGATACTATTCCAAGTGGCTGGGTATTATGTGATGGAAAAAATGGTACGCCTGATCTAAGAGGAAGATTTATATTAGCATCGACAGGAGAAATAGATATTTCAAATTTATATGGCGAAAATAAAAAAAATACATTTAATACTAATAGTATAGGTGGTCAACATGATAATTATTTAACATTAGATGAATTACCAAATCATTCACACGAAGTATCTTGTAGTAATTACACATTTATACATGATCATTCTATAAATTCTGTAATTAAAAAATCTTATACTAGCCATAATCATAATGCAATTACTTATAATACCGAAAGTTCATATAATCATAATCATGACTTAAGTTATTTAATAACATCTGACGAAGTTAATATATCACATAAACATAATTTAAATAATCATAGTCATAATATAGAAACACATAATGATGAACATAATCATGAAGTAGATGAACATAGTCATAATGCTAATATTACTATACCCTATTCATTAAATGATAATTTAATTGGTAATAAATCAATAATAACCGATGGAATGCATTCCAGTACTATGAATTTAATTGATTTAAGTAATGGTACTAAAATAAATATAGATAATTGTGAAAAATTATTTACTAGTGTAAATAAAACAATTCATAATCATGGAGGTAAAACAAGTTCAGTTGAATTAGAAACTTTAGAAAATAATAATTCTCATTTACATAAAATAAATTCAACTATAGATATTAAAGAATCAAATAATACTCATAATCATAACGCCGTTACAGCAATACAATTTAATGAACAAAAACACTCTCATTATATAGATTCTTCTATATATCCAACATCATCAACTCATAATCATGATATAAGTTTAAATTCTATAGGAGGAAATAAATATTATAATAATATGCCAGCATATTATGTGTTAGCGTTTATAATGAAAATATGATTTATATAAAATATAAAATATATATATTAATAAAATAATATTAAATAAAAATAATATATTACTAAAATAATATATTATGTCTAGAATAGAGTATAATTTTAATAATATAAATAATTATAATTCATGGAATTTTAATGCTTATAAAATAATTTCAATTAGTGGTGATGATTTAATACTTAAAGTATCTAATAAAGCTAATAATATAATAAATGATGGAAATATAATTCCAATGATATCAGAAAATTATGATTTAGGAAATCAAAAAAATAAATTTAAAAATATTTTTTCTAAAACTATAACAGGTAACCTTGATGGTAATGCAACAACATGTACAAAATTAAATAATCCAGTAAAAATTGGTAATATATTATTTAATGGAGAAGTTGATATAAATTTACCAGGAGTTAATGAGCGCGGTAATCAAGATACTACAGGTAATTCTGCTAGTGCGAGTAAATTAAAAAAAACTATTCATATAGGTGGAATTCCATTTGATGGTAGTAAAAGTATAGATTTGCCAGGCGTGAATATAATGGGTAAAGTAGGTACATATGGTATAGCTTATAATGCAATAAAATTATATTTTAAACCAAAAATAGGAGGTATATTATTTGATGGATCTAATAATATTGATTTACCGGGTGTAAATATACCAGGAAATCAAAACACTACAGGAGAGTCTTATTCATCAAAAAAATCAGAATCTTTACAAAGTGTTAATAATAATTCTAAAATATTATTAAATAATAATACTATTGAATATATAGCAACACAACACAATTTTAATGGTTTGATAAACTCACCTGAAATTACTAAACTAAAAAATGAATTGGAAATTTTAAAAAAAGAAATGGAAGAGTTAAAAAAAAGTTTAAATTAGTTTAGTAAATAATTTAAAAATAATTAAATATATTATAATTAAATGACACATAACTTAGATGAAAACACCTTCAAAAGTCTGCAAAATAATTTAAATAAAAATGAAATGATAATTATTAAATTTACAGCAGATTGGTGTGCACCATGTAATTCAATAAAAGAGTATATTCATGATATAGTAAAAACTTTGCCTGATAAAATAAAGTTTTATGAAATTGATGTAGACGATTCGATTGAATTATATGCAAAATTTAAAAATAAAAAAATGCTAAATGGTATACCCGCACTTTTAGCATTTAAAGATGGAGAGAAAGATATATGGTATATACCAGATGATAGTATATTGGGAGCAGATAAAGCAAAAATTAGAAGTTTTTTTGATAGATCAATAAAATATGTAAGTTAATTATCAAATAACAAAAATTAAATAATATATCAATGTAAAATATATTATTTAAATCTACAATATTATCTTTTATATGGAATAGTATTTCATGTAGTAACACTGGATTTCATAGACAAAGTTCTATATGAAGAACTTCTATTAAGTGATAGGTTATTTTTATGCTTTATATGTAAGAGGTTTTATATAGTTTTATATAATATTTGGTTACTCGTTAAAAATCTTTTATTGGTTTCGTCTAGTTTATATATATATTTTTATTTTTTTATTAAATTATTAATGTTATTTGAAAATTCTTCAAAATTTAATTTTGGAAATAATACGTGGGATTCCCAAAAATATCTACAAAATGCATATTGAAATTCATAATCTTCACTATAATTTTCAGGATATTTTTTTAATAAGAAATTATATATATTTTTATTAGGTATTAAATTAAGACTATTTTTAGGTAATACATAGGATAATAATAAATGCGGATGTATAATATTTTTATTAGGAGTTATATTAAGTTCACTATTAAAATATGGAATATTTTTATAGAGATCTTGTAATAGAGGAGGATAATGATAATTATATGAATGATTCCAACTAATACAATCAGCTGAATAATAAATGAATGTCCATTGTAAAGTTAATAAATAATTATTACATATAGTATTAATTTCATTATTATTATTATCAATATCAATATTAAATAATGAATAATAATATCTATAGTTCCAGTCTTTTTCATATGGATTAATAAATAATTCAACATTACGTTCCCATGTGGGTGTATTAATAAATTTAATTTCTTGTTCTTCAATATTATTATCAGGATAATATTTTTTCGATAATCTTTCTTTATATTTATAATTGTTCAAAATAAAATTTTCTTCTTTTTCAGCAAGAAAACCTATATATTTTTTGAATTTAACCCAATCAATAATTTTATTTTTAACAATATTATCTTCAATTTTGAAAATGTTTCTATATAAATCGAGTAATATAGTTAATCCATTATTTCTAAGATTAATAGCAGGGAAATGTTCGTTAAAATCATTGCCTAATAGAAAACATATTAAAATATAATCAGAAATTTTGTTATAATAAATTTCATTTGAAAGATGATCATTATTGTTGGTTAGTAAATAATATATTTGATCGGCTAAAAGATTAATATCAATAATATATTTATCATCTGGATTCAATGTGGAATCGAGTGAATTAATAAAATTAGGTGTTTCTCTATACAAAAATATAGTATTATTATATTTAAGATGATTAAGAGATAACATAATTAAATCAGAATCCATACCATATATAATAGTATTGTCATCATTATGATTGTTATTTCTAATATATTCAAAAATTTTATGTTCGCCTTCACCAGGAATATCGCTGAGTGATAAGATAAGATTATTAGATTTATATTTATTATTGAAATGATTTTTAATAGTATTATTTAATTTATCCA